CACCGAGGTAAGCTGGAACTCTCCACAGAGACCTCCCCGCAGGTGGTTGTTCACCACCGGCGGACTAGGATCTCCCGGCGAGGATCTTGCGATCCCCCTTCAGCGGTTTACACCGCCGAAGCATACCTCGGCACGATGCTGACGGCACGAGGACGTCCTGCACGCTCCAAGTGATCCCTGTCAGCGAATGGTAGTTCGCCGCGTTTAAGGAACCACTTAAGCAAGGCACCGTGCCCGTCCAAGGGATCGGACGGAAGCGGTGCGCGCACTACATACCCCTTAACCAAGGGATTATGTAAGGCGCGGCCGAGCTTCTCGGATTGGTACCCGAGATAGCTGTAGCGACCTTGCACAGGCGAGGACGGCAAGACCACGGGGAAGTACCGAAGCACTCCTGTGATCTCGTCGTCGAGCCACTTACAAGTCGCCCACCAGCCAGCGTAGTATAGCTGGTTACGGAGGGAGACGAGCGAGATGGCTTCCTGTGCGTGCATCGGTGATGTCGGGAATACCTCACGGACCCTGACGATACTAACGTCATGGCCTGCGTAATACTCCCGGCCGCAAGACTCCCGGAAATTACCATTCCAGAATGACTTGCTGGTGTTAACTCGCGCTCCGAAAAGTTCGAGCACACCTATCACCGAGCGCACAAAGTCCTTGGGGACAATGATGTCGTCCCCATAGACTCTGACCCTGCCGCGGAAACGTTGTATATCTCCGCGGCGCAACGGGCGATTGAGCTCTTGTTCGACACCCATAAAGACGTTGGTCAAGAAGACCATCGCCTCAACGGGAAACGTCAGAGCTGAACCCATAGACGCGAACTTGGCTAGGCGTACAACGCCATGGCCAGGAACGTCAGCCTTCCTAGAACGACACGCATCGACTGCCCCATGCAAGAAGGGCCAGTCAGAGAGCATCGCTCGGACAGACTGATTCGAGACACGATCGCTTGCCTCACTGAGATCCAGTGTGGCGAGGTCCCCTCGGAGGGAACCCCTCTGAGCCAGACGTTGGTTAGGCGTCTGGTCTGTGAAACCGATCATTGAGTGGAGGGTACCATCCCTCTTAACCCAATCATAGATCATCTCACGAACCGACTGTTGGCAATACTGCATTGCCGTCGGCTCGATAGCGATGATCCGTGGTGTCTTGAGCGTTTTAGGTACCGAAATGACCCTCACGGGCATCTCGTCACCGGGTTCGAGGACATTCACGTCGTTGAGCTCGTCTGTGTAAGACGAGTTGGCTGCAAGAAACTCCTCCCAAGGGAAGAATTCTTGTAACCGCGACGTCCAGGTGCGTTGTGTATACTTCGCATTACCGCGGAGTTTGTCCGCAGTCGCACCTGGTCCATGTTTCGGTTTGTGCGCGACTTCCCAGATCTGGTGATCCATGAAGTCGAACATGTCTCCGAATAGAAGACGAGATACACGCTTGAAATCACTGAAATGTTCCTCAGTGAGCCTTGCGTCATTCTCGCGAATGTCCTTCTCACACTGGATGAACTGTTCGAAAGCTGCGGCAGTCCGTGCATCGCTGCACGGAATCCGCACCTTACCAAACATCAACGTGAGTTGACGAATGGCAAGGATTGCATCTTCGTTCGGTTCATCCAGCAACCGTCCATCACTGCGATCAAACACAAGATCAAGGAAACCGGATAGAAACACCGGAGACCTCCCTCTTCTTTTAAAACTCTTGAAGAGGTGCGGATCGACGTACCCTAGGTCAAGACTTTTTTCGAAGTCTTTTCCAAAGGACGGCAGGGTAATCGTTAGAAACGACAACCCCTCGTGTTTGACTCGACCTGAGACCGTGGTTAGGTCTCTGGTGGCGCTAGTGCAGCATCTAGTCGCGGACTCGTCCGCGACCTTCTTCCAGAGCATCATCAGGCTATTCAATAGCCCTCCTTAGTTCGGAGGTGTCTATATCCTGGCCTCATGACGTGAGAAACCTAGTTGCGGAAGTACCTCCGGGGTAGTCCCCGGCCGCACTTCTTGTACAGAGGAACGGTACGAACCGCCCCAACGTCCGCAACTAGTCCAGACGAAGCGACTACGTCAGCAGATAGACCACTGCCCTGGGTTAGGCAGTTGATCTTCATGCTTATAGCCCCTACAGTGAAAGACACGAGCAGTAGAACAATCAAGACTACTGCAAGTAGGACTTTACTGTAGATGCTACGACTCCCCGCCAATGAGCTTGGCGATGAGGGCGTCAGTCGTCGCGGTGTACACGGCCTTGAAGCCATTGTACACAGCGATGATGTCCGCATTCGTGTAACCCGCCGGAGGCACGTCGAAAACGATGTAGTTACTCATCGAGACCTTCGTGTTCTGCGTCGGGATGAACGGATCGGAAGTCAGCTTCGAATGGTCGAGCCGCAGAACCCTGCGCGTCCTCCGCCCGTAGGCGTGTGACGCGTTAAGGCTCACCAGCCCATCCGCGCTCATGTACTTCGACGACCCGTCACCCGTGGAGACACGGGGAAGGGGAATCGTGGTACCTGAGATTGTGATGGTCTGGGGATCGGTAAACGCCATAAAGCGTGCTCCTGTGGTTGTGTGCCAGTTCGTGACACGTATGGGTGGGTCAGTGCAATACTGACTCAGCGCTTCCGGGTTACCCCGAGAGCAGCCAGTATGGAGAGTTGGAACGGAGACAAACCGTCCCAAGTGACTCCAAAACCAAAGGGGTTTGCCTGCCTTCTCACCTTCGTCTCAGTGACGTAAGTGATAGGGTCAGCTTGGACCTTAATACCATTGGACATGGTACAAGGACCAAGGCTATAGGTGTCACGGACCACAGTGTGTTCCATGATATAACCGTAGCGCATCACCAGGCCATCGATCTTGAACGCAGTGACGTTTGACAACACGTCACCAGCATTCGTGAACCAATCTGCGGCCCAGCTCCAGGGAGAGAGGTTCCAGACTACGTCTGGCTTGAGGTCGAGTCCTAGCCTGTCGGCTAGGAGGGCTAACCTATCCATTTCTGACCGGGAGTCATATCCGGTCGGAAGATAGTAGGTAAATGCCCCTGAAAACCACCTCTTGCGTACCGTCTCACGGGTACGAATCAACTCTCCCGAAGACGTCCATGTAATTTGAGACGTCCCTGGTGGATAAGTATTATCCATTCGGAACGTCTCGGACGTCCTCTCTGTTGGGAAGTAGTATTTCCGTCTAACCACCTTACCGGCATCACGCTCGTATTGTGCTACAACTTCGCGAGCGTGGGTAACACCACGACCGAAGTCTGTGATGTCACTGATAAGGGGTCTCCATCCGAACTGGACATTCAAATACTCTTCGCCCGCTTGACGCGCTCGAAGAGTCCTTGATTCCCAGGTGGATGAACCGATCAAACGAGGGAGTCCCTCGCGGATCGTTTCACCCAGGAAGGTAGACAGATCTGCTACTGAGTTAGTGGGCTTACACTGGGCGATCGCGGTCGCGCCGGCCCTGTCCAGAGCACTATTGCTAGATGCTCCGGATGGTGGCCAAGCGATCGGACCTCCCGGTGTAGACTGGGGAGCGTACGCGATAATGGGTCCCTTAACTCGGGACACATATTTCGGGTACTTTCCGTCACCAAACACAGAACGTTCGTTTTGAATCTGCCTTGGTTTAGGCAACTTCTCAACATAGTTCTTGTAGGTGAAGAAATCTCCACCAGCGTCCGCCAAACTCCCTTTAGGGGGAGGAAAGCGGTGCCCCTCCGACACAGTGACCTGTGTCCCGTTGGTGTCGATACGCTGAGACTGCGGCATGACTGATGTGGCTGAACCATCGCCCCATACAGTCTTGGTCTCTCCCTCCCATAACAATGGGTCCGGGAAGAAGATCCTTCGCCGAGTCTTAACAATACCGTCCAACGGCAACAGAGCTCCTCTGGTTGAAAGAACATTGCTCTTCAGCAATGGGTGTGGTATGCACTGCGCTCCGGCTCCCTCTCGG